GATGTTGGTACCCAGTCGCTATTCATACGACCCTCCTATTGAGATTTGTTTTTGCGAGAAGTCCACCGAGTCGTTGTGACTGATCAAAAATTTCATCGACGCCGTCTTTTTCTATAGAACGGTTCTTACTGATTTGGGTGACACCGGTGTCTACAGGTGCGGTCACTGGTGTCACCCCCTTTGACCCTGTATGTCTATACCCTGTAGTCAAAATGTCCACAGGTGACATGACGAATGTGTACCACCCTGGCTGAGTAGGGGTTGACTCTTTGGCGAGGAAGATGACGTTTTTGTCGATGAGGGATTTGATGACCCTCTGTACCTGTCTCTTGCTTAGCGACGACTTCTTTGAGAGGCTAGCGAGACCCATCCTCGCCTGCGTCCCGTCGTCGTGAGCGTGATCGGCCATTGCGAGAGCCACAACCTTTTCGCTGGGCGAGAGGTTCAACTTGAACACGGCGTTCATTACTTGTCTACTCATTTGGTGTCAGCCAAGGTGTGGGGATGAGTTATACTCATGTGCGTACCTTTCGTCGCAGATTGGTCTCGACAGATGCCCTGGGCCTAATCCGCTCAGGGCATCTGTCTTTGACGAACTACATGGATGTTACTTTGATGCGTCCCTCTCCGCAATGAGGGAGTCAATCAACTTCTTGGCCTGCGCCTTTGACAACGCACTCAGGGACGTGACACCGGACTCCAGCACGTTCGAGGCTTTCTCGTACACGTCAAGTCCTCGGTCGTCACACATCTTGCGTATGAAGTCCATCTGCTTCTTGGTCGGACCGTCGGGGTTGGGGGAAGCCTGGGTGAGACGCGACGGCTTGGACACCGGGACAGGCTCCACTTCCCCGAACGCCTCAGAAATCGCTTCATAGGGGTCTAGATTGCCCTGTGACGGCTCCTGGCCCTCTGCCTCACCGTTTCCATTGAGCATGGCGAACAGGGCCTTCCAGACTGAATCAGCCTCCTCGGGCTTCAGGTTCTGCACCCCCTTGGTGTAGCCGGAGGAAATCCACCACTCACCGAAGGACTTGCGCTCGTCGGGGTGCAGGACTTCCAGGCCGTCCTTGATCTGCTGCTGGCGCTCGGTGAGGGGGGCGGTGCGCTGGACGGTCTCCGCTTTCTTCACGGCGGCCTCCGTCTTGGCGAGTTGTTTGTCCCTGTTCGATGCCCTTGCCCCGTCGTCGTCATCCTCGGTGACAATCCCCAGCATCGCGCTGACGGCATAGCGTCGGGCGTAGGTGATGGACGACCCCTGACCCTGCGCGTCGTTCTTCTCGATGTGCAGGAACATCTCTTCGGACATCCATTGGCCTGACTCGTGCAGGAGTTTGGTGGTCAGCGTCGGCGTCTCGCCACGAATCGTTGGTGACTGCGACACCGCTAGCCCGTACTTGGCGAGCGTGGGGGTGACGGCCTCACGGATGTCCCCCAGGTCGGCGTAGGTGTACGAGAACGACCCGCCGGACTTCATGGGTATCTTCGCCGTCTTGGTTTTCTTGATCGCCGGGAACTCCCCCTGCGCCTTGGACAATGCCCCGGCCAGTAAATCAATGCTCTCGCTCTGGCTCACTTCTCCCCCTCTTTCGTGGCTAACTCCATAGCCTTGACTGTGTTGTGCAACTTCAAGCACGCCAAGAATCCCTCCCGCGCCAACTCCTGTGAGATGTTCTTGAACGGGTCTACTACTTCGTAGGTGCCGTCCTCATGGAGGTAGATGCCCCGAGCGCCGTCAATCTTGGGCAGGGCTTTGTACTCGCCCAGCGCCCCGGCGTCGTCGTAGGTGGCGAGGTTGCCGTGCATGTAGGCCGCCTGCTGCATCGCCAGACTCTGCTCGTAGTGTCCGCCAGTCTTGTAGTCGATGAGCATCGTCCCGGCGTCCATCTCTACGATGGCGTCGAAGCGTCCACCGTAGGCGTAGATGTCGTTGAGTACCACCAGTTCAGCGTGTAGAAACGTGGGACGACAGTTGCGGTGGAACGCCTCTAGTGCGTCCACGAATCCCGAGTCCTCCACCCTGACATCGACCGGCTCTCCGGGGGCTTTCGTCCACGCCTCCGCTACTGCGTGGACTCTGGTCCCGCGCTCCATCTTGGCGTCCCACTGTCGGCGGAACTCCCCACGGCAGTAGTGGATGAACACCTCGTCGTCCGATCCGTTGAAGCCCATCTCGCGCTCCTTCTTGCCCAGAGCGGTCAAGGTCTTGCGGTGACGGCGGACGATGGTTCGCTTGCGTGAGTGTTCGAGCAGGGCGGTCTCGGCAGCAATGCCGGACGCGGCCCAGGGCAGGGCGGGCTTGTCGATGATGTTCAGAACTGTCGTCACACCAGGGACGGTGGGTCCGCCCGGCTCCACGCGATACTGATGTCTCAGGGCCGCCTCGTAGTCGGTCAATTTCTTTGGCAAAACAACTCCTTCCAAGGTTTGTTGTAGTGATAGTACACCATACGCAGGGGGTGTGACACGAGAAACCGGGCCCGAAGGCCCGGCCTCTCACAACCTTGGACGTTGCGCCCGTCATCAGGGCACCCTCATCCTACAACGACACCGCCGTCTGCGAGCAACGCATCCTTGGACTGCTGGGGGGTCACGGTGTAGATGGACACCCAGTGATGCAACCACCCGCCGAAGCGCAGGGCTTCTGATCCCAGAGCGGAGCAGATGATGGAGTCCTTTCGAGCACCACGAACCGCCGGTACCCACTGTTTGGTACACATGTCGATGCCGATGCCGATGTCGGTCCCCAGCCCGTACTGCGTGCCGACGTAGAACTCACCGAAGTCCACGACCCTTCTCAGGTCCACGAACCCCGGCGGGCGCACGACGTAGCAGGTGTCGTGGCTGAGTATCTCCTCGTAGGTGGCGTCGTAGGACACACCACTCATCTCGGCTTGGATGACCCTGCCGTGGTCACCGAAGATGACCATGTGGTTCACCTCACCCTTGCCCGACAACCCCTCCCCGAAGCGGATGAGTTTGCCCATCAGGCCAGGTGATTTGCAGTAGCCGACGTAGCCGGGCTGGATGTTCATAGCCCAGGTGTAGTCGATGCCTGTGGTAGTTGGGCCTCAAGAGCGGCGATCTGCGCCTGCAATTGCGCCTTGGTCACGGTGGGGTCGTAGGCCGGTGCACCGATCCACCCGAGGAACACACCGAACCACGGCCACTTCACCTCTAAGGCGTGAGCTCCGATGGTAACCAGCGTTCCCAGGACGGCGGCAATCTCGGTAGCCGTGACCATCGAGACGTGGTACCCCATGTGGGTGACCAGGTAGACGACGGCGGAGATGACCCAGGGGGTCAGGCTCCTGATGACTGCTTTGAGCAGGTTGGGGGTCATGGTGCTTCCTTTCTCGGGGCCAGACCCTTGCGGGGAGTGGCCTTCTTGACTACTGACTCGGGTTTCAAGGTGGCGAGGACTTCGGCGTGGTGCTTCTTGGCGAGGTTCTGTGACCTGACGTGGTGGTCCTCGGCCTGACGTAGACGTTCCTCGTGCTGGCCGTCGAGCTTGTCGTGGATGGACTTGACGTGCTTCTTGGCGAAGGCTTCAATCGCTCTACGGGCGCGGGGCCAGAACAGGGAACCGACGAAGAACACGATGATCCCCGCCGAGATGTTGCCGATCCACGTCGTCCACGTCCACGTGAAGGCCAACCCGTGACGGATCATGTCCAGGTAGTGCATGGCGAGGTGTCCGCTCATCGCAGGAGAATCTTGAGTCCGGCCAGGACCGCGATGACGATGGCGACAATGATTAACCAGGTATTCATGTTTACTCCTTCTCCGGGGGATTGGACCCCACTGCATCCTCGATACGGTTGAGTTGGTCGCGTGAGGTGGTTCCACCATTGGTCTTGGTGTCGGCCACCAGGACCCTCACGTCAGTCTGCACGTTTCCGATGTGGGCCGCGATGACGGAGAGGGTGGACGCCATCTTGTCCACCTTTGAGTCGATGGTGGTGAGTTTCGTCTCAACGTTCGTCAGCCGCTCGGGTGCGCCCGGTATCGCTTCCATCACGCCACGCACGCCACGGACTCCGTCCATGAACTTTTTGCCGTCACGGTTCTTTCTGAACCACGCACGGATTCGCCGGTGGAAGATTCCGAGAGGGGTGAGAACGACCCCCGCAATGATGGCCCAGTCTGACCAGGGGGTGGGGTTAATCGTAGGGAGCACGACGACCTACGGGCGCTTGAATCGGTAGTGAACATTGGCATATTCAGCCGTTCCCTTGGTCTGGCGGGGTTGGGGGGCGACGAACTTGTAGCCGTCCCAGATGAACAGGGTCCAGCCGTTGGCGAGGGCCAGTTTCGCGTCGGCGGGGTTGGGCAGGTGGACGAGTTGGTTCTTCCTCAGATCAGCGGGGGTGACGGCACGCGCTGGGACCGCCTTGGCCGCTTGGTCGATGGTGCTGAAGCGCAGGAACGTCGGCATCCCCAAGGACGAGAGGACTGACAACGACACCAGACTCGGGTCGCCCTGTCGTCCCATGCTCGCGCACACCGGGTCGGGGGTGTTGGCGATGCAGATGACCGCGTGGACATCTCCGTCGGGTCCGAAGGTGATGATGTCGCCGGGCAGTAACTCCGCTTGGGTGACGTGTCGGCCCCGGTAGTAGAAGTCGATGGAGTTCCCGTAGCCGTCGTACCCGCATCCCGTGGGGTCGTTGCTCGCCCCGGCCTGCCAGTAGACGGTCTTTACGAACCACGAACAGTCGCCCCACCACCCCGAGCCTTCGAGGGACTTCAAGGCTAAGGGTCGCACTTCGAGGTAGTTGAAGTCGTGCTTGGCTTGCTCGGTCATCACCGCTTGGGCGGCGAGGTGGACTATCTGGTCTCTCACGTCGCGCATCAGACAATCCGAACCAAACTCAGAAAGTTCTGGGCGGCGAGGACCTGCGCAACGCCCAATCCATTCATGTAATAGGTGGTGCCCGAGGTGAGGCTGGTGACGAACGACGCGCCGACGGTTTGGAAGAAGGTGCCCGCGGTGATAGCGGGGAATATCCCACCGCCCTCCCATAGTGGGCCCACAAACGATGCGGGGGTGGTGTTCAGGCAGAGTTCTACCGTGGTCTGTGAGCCGACGGTGGTGGAGTTCTGGAACTGTGAGGTGACGTTGACCAGGTACGTCCCGGTTGCCGGGACCGTGACGGAGCCAATCTGGAGTGGAGAACCGTTCATCGCCACAGCCGAGGTGCAGGTCCCGCCCGTCGCTACTACAGGTGGGATGGTGGGCAATGCGCTCCACGTCGGATCAGTACCGTTGGAGGTCAGGTAGTAGCCGTTCGTCCCTATCGCCAGAGCACTCGGCAGGACGCCCGCACCCTTGCCATAGACCAGCGAACCCTCCGCTACGTTCCCCAGCAAGTGCGACATCTGGTTCGTCTCGTCGAAGTCGATCGCCCCGCCACACAGTGAGACGGTGGCGTTCGAGTTGTGCGAGGTGGCCGAGGTCCCGTCGTACCCTCTACCCGAAGAAGCGACCGAGACGACCGTACCGGAGTTGGAGGAGCACAGAATCTTCTCCTCCGACGAGGTGCCTCGGTCGATGACGACGATGAAGTTCGCCCCCGGAGAACCGCCGGGCCATCCGGTGGCGGCGGAGATGGAGAAGGACGTGTCCGAGTTCCCCATCGCCGAGGCGAGCGTGGTAGAGGCCCCGCCACCAGCATAAAACCTTCGCAAGAACGCCGTCATATAACCACCTTACGTGAGAAGCCCGCTCGTAGCGGTCTTTAGGGTCACTTCACAGATCCCCTGGAACCCACCTTCGGGGTGCTCCGAGGGTTCGTACCAGACCATGTTGATGTTGTCCACCACCACCGACCACGAACTTGAACCTTCTTGATAGGTGACAAGTTCTTGGGTGAGGTGCAGACCTTCGAGGAACGCGAGCTCGGAGTAGACGTTCATCGCTCGTCGCGCACCGCCTCTGGCAATCACCTCGTCGTAGAAGCGCAGGGCGCAGATGATGAACTTGCCCGCGGTGATGGCGGGGAAAGATTGCAGGGTGGCCCGTCTGACGGTGGTGGCGACGGTGTTGGAACTCGTGGTGTTGAGGGTCAGGTCGGTCTCGAAGAGTTCCCCGAACACTTGGGGGACGGAGAACAGAGTCGTGGCCCCGGTCAAGGTGCCGAGCGAATACGTGTTGGCGTCGTCCTGATTCACCGAGACCGAGACGCTCCCGGCGGCGGAAGTCGTATCGACGGAGTACGCGACCAAGACTTTCTGGTCAGGGATTCTGAACCCGATGTACCCGGAGTAGATGTTGCCCGACGTGTAGGTCGAAGCTCCGGTATAGACGCCCTGACCCGAGACGCTGAACACCGGCACACCGTTCCACCAATCCATCGAGGTAATCTCCCCGGTCCCCGAGACCATGAGGTGAGACGAATACGCCGGGGTCTGGTCCCCAGTGAAGGTAGAGATGTCCATCCACCCGATACCCGTGCAGGTGGAACTGGCGTTCACGCTGGAGGCGGAGTAGTTCGACCAGCCGAAGTAGACGAAGCGTTCGTTGGCGGTGAAGCAACGCACGGGCTTGGTGGTCTTCTCCTGAAGATTGGGGATGATGGGGCCGATCTTGAGTAGACCCGTGTCCTGACCGGAGGGGTTTATCACTCCGAGAGTTTGACAGAACCTCGCCCCGAGGTTGGTGCCGATGAGGATGTAGTTGACGAAGGCGAAGATGGAGTAGACGATTTCCCCAGGGGGGAACAGGGTAGCGACGGTGGGGGCGGAGAGAGTCGTGCCGTCCGCAGCGAACTGTGTCTTGTAGACGGCGGATACTGTAGCGGAGGGAAGATTACCCCCTGAGTACCCTCCGATGTAAATCCACCCATTACCTCCAGACGCGCAGTTCCACAGCCACGACGACGAGGACTGGGTGATGAGAGCGGTGGGCCATACAGTGATTGCTCCTGAGACTTGGTAGAGGGAGTTGCCGTTCGCAACGATGAGGACGTTAGCGGCGTAGGCCACGAAGTACACGTTCTGGCTGGCGACGTTGACGAGGTGGGAGGTGGTCCATGTCCCCACCACGCAGGTGTACACCCCACCCGTCCCACAAGCGATGTAGAGGGAGTTGCCGTCAGTACACATTGAGACAGGAGTGCCTGTCAATCCCGAGAGCGCGGAGTACGTCACCCCGTCGGTGGACACTGAGACACCCGTGGAGTTGAGTTTGATGATGTACCCTTGGGCCACCAGGATTCTCATGGTGGGGTCCGTGTCGGCCACGAACTGCTTAGTAGCAGGGAGGTTCGTGGCATACCACTTGTTGGTGAACACGTCCACGCCCTGACCGTGGTGGTAGCGGTTGGGCTGAGAGCCATGCCGGTCGGCGAACAACTGACCCGAACCCAGCGACCAGTCGTTCATCTCGCTACGCCACAAGCCTTCAGGGTTGATGGTCGCTTCACCCGGCTGGTTGGTGATGTCGGTGGCGTCACGCTGGGCGGGGATGGATGAGTGGCGGAAGGAGTCGCGACGCCCGAACTCGAACGTCGTGTCAATCATGTACCCGTGTCCGCCGATGCCTACGTCGTACGTCCCCGGAATGTCGGGGGACGACCCCGCCGAACCCCAGAGGAACGGATCGTCGTAGGCGGCGAGCACTCCCATCTAGAACCCGGCTTGGCTACCGAAGAGACGCTTGAGGCGGGTGGCTTCGGCGATGATGCGACGCTGACGCAGTTGGAGAACCTGCGCCACGGAGTTCATCACGGAACCCGGTGGGACTTCGGTGGCCCGTCGAGAGTCGGGAGCTGCGTCTATCTGGTTGCGCTTTATCTCTCTGGGCGCGATGAGGGCGACCATCGCGCCCAGAGGAGGTAGGTCATACATCGTTGACGAAAGTCCCGCGACGGAGGTGGCGTCGTCGCCGAGGTTGACGAAGGGGGAGAACGCCGATTTGTACGTCACCCGGAACGGCATCCCCGGATACCCGCCCGAGTTCATACGCAGCGCGTACCCCGAGGGGAACGCCGTCAGGTCAGCCCCCGAGGTGAGGGTCCACTTCTTTCGGGGGATGGGGACCCAGTACCCGATGGGGTAGGGCATCTTCTGTTGGACCGAGATAATCTCGATGAGACCCGACACCCCGGCCAAGTCGTAGCCGACGGTCGCGGGGTTGTAGGTGATTTCCACGGAGTTGACCTGGTAGAGGCCGTTCTCCGAGAGGTCCGAGAGGTCGTCGTTGATGGCGGACATGATGTCGAACGCCGAGAACCGGGGGTTGACGTACACCATCGACCCCGATGCGTGGCTGGCCTCGCTCGAACCGAGGTATCCCGGCACGACGGTGATGGTCGTCCCATTGATCGCTTGGACGTAGAAGAGTTCGAGGTCGATGGCGAGGATTATCTCTGGCCGGACGTTGGGAAGGATTGTCCCCGCCGGGTCCGAGACGGTCATCGTCGTGGAGCCCAAGGAGTACGAACCCGACAAGGTCAGGGACTCCACCTGTTGGCCGGGCTGGACCCGGCGCAGGACTTGGCTAATCATCGACCCCAAGGTCGCGGTGTTGGACGAGACGACGTTGGGGCTGACCTGGATGGTGTCGATTACCGCCGCCTGCCCGGTGCCCGTGGAGACGAACTCAGCGACGAGGAGACCGTTGAGTCCCGTCGTGTCAACTTGAGCCTGATAGACCCCTGTGGATAACCTCGCCACCATCCCCACCCCAGGGGTGGAGGAGCCCGAGTACGTCCACGTCGCGATGGTCGCGCCGTTGTTCATGTTGTACTTGAACGTGACGGTGGTGGGATCGACGACGGTATCAGTGGAGTCCGCGACGAACGTCACGGTGAACTGGGCTACGTTGCCTGCAAGAATCGCCATCTAGGACACCTTCGCTACTGTGACGGGGCCTGCCGTACTTGTTGCAATGGTAACATCCCCGGCTGTCGCGACGGTGCCAGTGACGACGCCGACCGTCCCTACGGCGCGGTATTCAACGGCGGGGATAAAGAGAAATGACACGCTTTCACCAGAGAAAAGGGTATCTGATGACGTTCGGGGGTGGACGACGCCACTACGAGACACCGCTTCACTGATGAAAACGGTGTCAGACGCAGTACGCGACGCTGAAATTATAGATCGACTGGCCGATTCTGATGAGAATACGGTGTCCGATGCGGCGCGACTGAAGTTGACCACCGTTCGCGACGCTGACTCTGAGGAAAATACCGTGTCCGAGTTCGCCCTGGTGTTCGTGGAGACTGAACGCGAAACGGACTCCGAGATGAACAACGTGTCGGACGAGATTCTTGAACGGACGACCCCTGGATTAGAGGAAGACTCCGAGATTAATAGAGTGTCCGATGCGGCGCGCGATTTAGTAGCCGCCGAACGACTGGCTGATTCAGAGACGAACAAGGTGTCACTACTCGCGCGCGACCTAGTAGAGACTGCGCGCGAGACCGATTCCGAGGAGAAGAGGGTGTCTGAAACTGCCCTGATACGAGTAGCCGTGGCCCGAGAAACGCTCTCAGAGATGAAGAGGGTGTCCGAAGATGTGACCAGCGATGCTTCAATGATGATCGCTGTGGTGGTGTTATATCCAGCGCCCGTGTTCGTCGAGCCTGGAGCGTACGCGGTGTTTGATGCAAGAGATAGGTTGTAAACCTCTTCTGTCCCGGTGTTAGTCGGTGAGTCAATGTAGGAGAACCCCGACGTTGAACCACCGGCACAAAATGAACCGGAGTCTCCAAAGCCCACATACGCCTGGGGGTTGGAGGTTGTGGCACTCGTAAGACTGGCGTAGGTGAAGGTGGTCGCCGCGCCAGTCCTCGTTGTGCCAGACGCCGGCACTTGCCAAAAAGTATTAGCACCTAACCCAGCGGTGTACGAGTCCCCCCAGTACGTAGCTGTAACCCCGGTCGTAGAACCCGAGTAGGTAATCGTAAGAACGTCCGCAGCGTTCGTGAGAGTTGCCTTGGCCGTCCAGATATCCGTAGTCGAAGCGTCCGTGGCATCAGACTCACGAGCACGGCGTATCCATGCCCCACTCTTGGTTCCACTGACTGCGGTAATAGTTATGGATGTCGTCAAATAGATTGGTGCGAATACCGCAAGGTCGCCTACCGCGCCGTAGGCGTGGGGCATCGTGTACGACGTTGAGGCTGGAGCGGAAAGTGTATCCCCATTGGTGGCGAGTGGGAACCCAGTGGGGTGGGTTATCGCCACGATTTATGCCAATGAGTACTGCTGGGCCCAGGCGATGTCGAAGGGACACGGAGTAGTTGGAGTCCCGTTTCCGAGCCACTGCGCCTGGAAGTCGAGGTTCTTTGTGAAGTCGGGCAGGTTCGTATTGGTGATGCTCCAGCCCGGAACCGCCGTAGGCAGCGGGGGGATGACCTGAGTGGGGGTGGACGACGTAGCCCAGTCGGCGGTCGAATATTCCTGGGCCGGGAGTGAGTAGACCACGTGGCCATTCGCCCGAGCCGTAGCGGCCTGGGCGGCGGTGAGAGGGACGAGGGGGGTGTCAGTCATTAGACGGTAAAGGTGTGTGTAATGGTCACCGCATCTCCAGTTAGAGCCAGGGTAGCGATAGCGTTGAGAAGTGTTTCAACCATCATGGTGGTCACTCCACCAGTGACGATGGAGGTGAAAATTCCATCCCTCGCTACGGCGTACGGCAACGAGCCAGTATCGTTCGAGTTCGTGGTGAAAGTATTGGACAGGGTGTAGGTAGTAGTACCCGTCGAGTGAGCGTACGTTGCGAGGGTACGAAGACATCCACCACTAGCAGTCGTAATCTCTCCTGCCATTGTCGTGTCAGTAGAGACCGAGGCCGTGTTGGTAGTTGAGATGCCCATGAACCATGCAGGGACGCTTCCACCAAGAATGCAATAAGTATCTGTATTGCCTGGAGTAGTCCCAGCCGCTCCACCAGGGGTCGCTGGGTTGTACCAACGGTCAACAGTCAACACCGAAGTCGTATTAGCAGAAATAACCCCGTACACACCCGTGGAAAGGTCCACGACCGTGTTGCCAATGTACGCCGAGGAAACGAAGGGGGTACCGGTGGCCGTAAGAGACGTCGTTCCGGCCGCGGTCGCAGTGGCTTTGTTAAACCCAACCGTTAACCCACCGATCATTCGCGAAAGAATGTCAAGACCGTTGTTCACCACAAGAGCGGTAGGCCCAGGAGACATCATAACCCCCGGTGCGCCAGCGTTCGTATAGTGAGTTTCTTGAACATCAGTCGGGCGACCAACCGGGCAACCTGTGTACGCGGAGATGAAGTTAGCGAGGTCAGGGTCCTCATCACACGCCACCCATGAAGGAGAAGAATCAAAAGAATGCTCTGCCCATAACCCCCCAACTGGATTAAAGAGTTCCGTAAGAGTCTCGGACCCAGCGAAGTTATGAACTGCGTAAGTGTCCCCAGCTCCGATGGCCTTCTCGAACAGGTGATTCTTTAATGAGGACACGTCAATTGAGTAATCGTCTACGTTGGTGTGAGCCACATTGACGTAGGTAACAGACGCATCAGTATGAGACGCATTCTTGGGATGTGCATTGCCAAGTTCTACGAGCATTAAGTCTCCTTAGGAACGGGGAGTAGTCCCATCTCTTCCAGTGTAGGGCGACTTGTGGCGCGGATACGAGTTTCTAGGTCTCCCTTGGCATAGACAAAGATTCTATTTCTTCAAGCGTTGGTCGGTTTGTATTTAATCGCTGCGTGCAAGTGGGACAGAGGGCCGCATGTCCGCTGTATTCGGGAACCTTCGCCAACTGTTCTGGGGTAAGGCCCGTCTCCAACGACTCCAGGGGCAGGTCGATGTCGTCCTGATATTCGTCGCGCAGGAGGTTCTGGGGGAGACACGAGATGTCGAGGTTCCCGCCGTCGTAGAGAACACGCTTGACGTCAGCGGGCTCCCAGTAGTCCTTACCCGGCTCGAGGAGGTACTGCAATCCCCCGGCCTCGAAGAAGCGGGTGTTGTTGACCCTCACCAAGTACCGGCGAATCTCCGGTTCGACCCACTCAACAGGTTCGATGTCGGGGAGTTCGAGGTTCTCTCGCCCGATGGCGTCGAGGTAGCGGGTGGCGGCGACGTCCCACGTGAACACCATGCGTGCGATGGCGGAGTTGGCCTTGGCGACTTCGAGGGCGTCGTTGTAGTGCAGGTAGACATCCTCCATCGCTTGACAGAGGTCGTCGAAGTTCGGCTCCCACCAACTTCCAGCGGGACCGTGGTGGAAGGACTGAGGGGGTGTCTCGGTGAGGGTCCACCCCAGAGGGTAGGTGATGAGGTCACCGTAGGCGGCGTGACCGTGTGCGTTGGTGGCGATAGTCGGGCACCCCTGAGCGATGGCTTGCAGGGGGCGCATACCGAACCCCTCCCCACGCGAGGGCTGGACGTAACAATGCGCCATCGCGTACAGAGCTCGTTCCTCGTCGTCGGTCAACTTGCCGGTGATGAGGTGGATGCGCTCGTCCTTGGGGAAGTCCGAGGCTTTGGCGGAGTGGACGAACAACCTCGGGGCCGGACCGTCCGCCACCCGTCCGTCGAACACCTTGCGGAAGGCGTCGATGACGAGTTCTGATCCCTTGCGATGCCCACCCCCGCTGATGAGAAACGTGAAGTACGGCTCGTCGAGTGTCGGTCTCTCCGTCGGCGCCCACTGTTGGGGGTCAATGCCGAGAGGCACGTACTTCACGTTCTGGTGGTAGCGAGAGAACAGTTCAAAGTTCTGCTGGCTCGGGACGATGACGGTGTCGAACACGTCGAGGGATTCCCTGAACGGCTCGGGGAGGATGGTGGATTCCCACATCGTCAGGATGCTCTTGGTCTGGCCCTTCCACCACCCTCGGCAGTGACCGGGGGTGGAGAGCCACGCGACGTGCGCACAGGTGGCGGACTTGCCGTCCACGTGGGGGATGTACTTCTGCGCCCCCGAACCCTGAGGGTTGGGGAGGTCGTCGAAGACTTCGACCCCTTGGCGTTCCACGGCTTTGATGAGGTCTACGCCCATACGTCCGTAACCTAACTCCCGGCTGTGGACGTAGAGGCCGTTCATCCTCACAGCGTGGCCTCTTGCATCCTCGACTCCATCTCCTTGCGGATACCGGGGGCCATGATGACCGAGTGCTCCACCTCGAACTTGCTGTTCGCTTGGGCCGCCACCTCAGCGGAACCGAAGACGTGCTTGGGCTGGTAGCCCTGGCGTCTAAGAACTTTATAAGAATCCATGTCCTCCGAGCGCGACGCATCGGTCTGACGACGATCCCCTGCTCCCATACCTTGGAACTGGAGAGTCCCGAGTTTGATGCGGAAACATTCAGGGCATCCTTGGTGAGAACCATCGTGCTGCTCCAACTCCACTACAGTCCCGCCTTCCTGTTCAGCGCGTCCAACGCCTCTAAGCCTTTGGTCCCGGCGATGACGTTGCACACGGCATTGAGGCCAAGACCCGTCGTCCCGGCCTTGGCGTTGAGTGCGGCGTGCATCCCAAGGTTCTTGGTTCCGGCGTAGGCATTGGCGGCGGCGAGTTCCCCGAGGTTTGTCGTCCCGGCCAAGACGTTCAGTACCTTCAGCCATCCGGCTCCGTCACTCATGCGATGCAGTCTCCGTATCCCGTTCCAAAGGCGGTGTAGTTGGTGAGAAGTGTAGCCTGCGCCGCCGTGATAGGGGTGGTTGCCCCACCTTGGAAGTACGCCACGGGGTAGGGATTATGCGCGACATCGTGATCACTGGGGACCTGAGGTAGTTAGCGCCGAGCATGGCCTAGACCTTCGGTATCTGCGACGCCAGTTGGTAGGTCATTAGTCGCCCACGAATACAACGGTCGGGGCCACGGTGTAGGTCATGGTGAATGTCCCGCCCGCAGCGAGTCGGTAGGTGTCGCCAACTGCGAGAACACCTGAAACCGCAACCCCATTGACGCTAACTGCGGTGACAGTCCCAGCGGCGGTGACGTAGAGCGTGCCGTCTACTCCGGTGTTATTGGTAGCGGCGACAGTTGAGGCACCAATAGCGAAAGCAGACCCAGGAATGGTCGCCCCAGCGGGGTTAAGACCAATTACGTGATTGAACTTGATATTTGCATTACCTGTGGCCCCGATGGTCGCTGGCTTAGTGACGTTGCCAACCAAAGAACCTGATGACCACGAGAACCCCGAGACGTATTGGAGAACGTTCACGCCGTAGGATTGGTACGTCCCCATTGCTCGACAGCCCACCAGTGAGACGTTCGACGTGAGCGCCGACCCGCTACTTCCCTCAAAGTGGAATCCCTCATAGGTGTTGTGGCTATTCTGTGACGACTCTCTCGCCGTGCAGGCAGAGAATTGAAGGTCGCTGGACTGTTGGATGAAATACCCGTAGATGCCCGAATAGTCGGCCAAACATCCAACAAGACGAGTGCGGTTCCCCGAGTACAACTGATAGCCGTGCTCGCATTGCCACACGTCGCACCCGATTATCTCCGATCCGAAGTGGCCGGATAAAAGAATCCCGGGACCGTTGGCGTACCCTCCGATGTCGCAGTTGATAATGTGGGCATCGCTCGATTGTGAGTCGAGTTCTATGGCCGCCGACTGGCTGGAAGCGACGTAATCCCGAAAAAGGCAGTCGGTGACGTAGGGATTCAGACACGTCTTACTGCCAGCCGCACCGAAACGGAGTCCCTGCCCGCGTGGGTTACCGACGACACACCGCGATATGAAAAAATCGTCCATCCCGTATATGTCAATCATCGGCGTAGTGCCGCTTTGGTTGTTCCCATTGCCGTTGAACACGAGATCGAAAATCCTTAACCCGTTTCGCTGTGTCCCATCGTTGGGTGTCGAAAGAAGCGATGCTACGGTAGAGGATATAAGTTCTAGTGTCGCACCACGGCTACCGGCAAGCGTCAAATAACTGTAGGGGACACTGATGCCCGTAGTCATGTAGGTTCCGGGGGGGAAATAGACGACTCCGCCGCCGCCGACGCCTGCCGCCGCCGTGACAGCCGCGTTTATGGCGGTCGTGTCATCGGTCGAACCATTACCCGTGGCCCCATACGCTTTGACGTTAAAGACCTGACCACCCTTGTCCTCGAAGCCTGTGATTGGCCCGGTCATCGTGCCACCGGCTAGGGGGAGTTTGGATGCCTCCGCCGCTTCAGCGCGGTTGGTCTCAGCGGTGACGGATGCTACTGATGCGAGGACCGGAGCGCCGGTGGTTCCAATGGCTGTCTCAATCGCCACAATCGCATCGTTGGCGTTGGCGTGCTGGCCTGAGTGCGAAGGATTATTTAACGGACTCGACGAAGTGGGGTCTGTCAATGAATCAATAGAGCCGGGGAAGTTCGTTGCCATTATTATCCCGTCGTCAAACAGTTTGCGTACCCCGCACCGTGCGCTGTATACGTGTTGAGAAGATTGTACTGTGCAGGGGTAACGACTGAGGTGCAACCACCCTGGAAGTACGCCACGGGGTAGGGATTATGCGCGACATCGTGATCACTGGGGACCTGAGGGCGCACACCGGGGTCGATGTAGATGGAGCGCACGTAGGGGTCCTGAGGGTTACTGATGTTCCACGGGAACACCGCCGACATGTCGGTGTTGGAGTTCTCCGGCGAGGGGTCGGACTGCACGACCGTGTTGTCCGAGAGAATCCACACGTTCACTCCACGGATGCGGTTCTCGTAGTGACGCCACAGGTCGATCTGGTCCTGTGTGGAGTCAGGAGTGAAGGTGGGGACCACCTGGACGAGGGGTGGGGTGAAGTATTTAGTGGGGAGAATACCCGAGTCGTAGAGAGCGAGCGAGTCGTAGAGAGCGAGCGAGTCGTATGCGGTCGCCACGTGCTACTCGCCTAAATCTCAGGCTTGTCCGGCTTGTTCCTACCGCCCGAGCCTGACTGGATGCCCCACACGTAGTCCGAGATGCGGTTCATCGGACCTGAGATGGGGGACGTGTCGCCCTTGATAGGACCACCGAAACGGTCGGTGTCGGCGGTGCGCGTCGAGTTCTCCTCGTTGATAGGGGTCGCCGGGGTACCGGCCCCGGACTCAGGGTCCTTCGCCCAACTTTGGTTAGGATTCGCCATCTAAGCCTCCATTCGCGGGGTAGGTCTCGCCCATTGCGGAGAACGAGTCGTGGGGGTAGACCGTGGTGTGGGAGTTGCGTGCCAAGGAGTCAGCGGTGTCCCACCGATAACCGGACTGTCCGACTGCGTTCTTGCCCGAGGAATCCGGGGCCGCGAACTTCTCACCACGCGGGACTTCTCCGGCGGGGGAGGTGTCGATGGTCGGCTCGGTCGTGGAACCGCCCCAGTTGGTGTTCGCCTCGATACCACGCAGGTTCGCGGTGGGGCCGGGGTTGGTGTAGGTCGAGGTGGGGAGGTTCACTCCGTACCCGTCCTTGCCACGCGAACCTTCGAGGTCCGCTGAGGAGATGGGAGAGACGCCTTCAGCGCGTCGTGCTTGCGGATCTAGAGCCACGGGACACTACCTTTCGGGTTGACTTCGCCGTCGATCTGACCCTCGGCGATGACGCCGTGGTCGAACTTGGCATCGTTGGCCTTGGCGAAACTCGGACGGTCGGGAATCTGCTTGGTGCTCATCCCGGCCAAGGCGTGGGGGTCAGGGCTGAGACCGAGACCGGATTGTGCTCCCGACCACGGGACTTCGGCGGGGAGATGGGAACCTGTGGTGTCGCTCATTTTCATCCTCCTTGATGGACAATAGCCTCAACCGCGGCCACTTGCTCCGGGGTGAGGGCGGAAAGGTCTATGGCCTCGGGTTCTACCACTGGCTCGGGAGCGGGCGTCCCAGAGGATTCTGGGGCGCTCTCAGGGGCTTCTGCCGCTTCCTGCGCTGGAGTCTTCAATGGGACGGGTGGGTGGTACTCGTTCGCGTCAGCCTGCACGATGCCTGTGGATAACTCCACCACCGGGAATCCGGCGTTGGAGAGGTCCGGCGTCTGGGGCTGGGGAGTGACGACCTTCCCCGTGGCGATGCTGGTGAGAGCACCGCAGGCCAAGCACTGGAAGTTCGCGATGTCGGGCTGGAGCAGGTTGCTCCGTCCGCAGTTCGCACACTGTTCGGCCATAGGTACTCCTTGTTAGGGGCTGGGGAGGGTTGCCCCTCCCCAGCGCACTGAAAACTACAGGTCGATTACGGGGGTGTCCGTACCGGCGGTCGCGTTCTGACCGATGGACGATGCGGACTCCTGACGCCAGACTGACGCCTGACGGAAGAGGCCGTAGCCACCCATCCACTTCCAACCGAGGGGCTGGAAGCGACGCAGGGAGTCGGTGATCGGACCCATGACCGTGACGGGGAGCGGACCGTTGCCGTCCTTCATCGCCCACACCTTGGCGAGTGCCTGACGACCGAGGAACAACGTGGCGTACACGTCGGTGTCGGTGGTCGAGGAACCGGCGTCGGCGAACAGCGGGGCCGTCGGGGTCTCCAAGAACCGCACTCCGGCGAAGGAGCCGATCTCACCACGGAAAATCTCGTCCGGTGCCGAGTAGACGTGGGGAGCGATGAGGGCTTGGTTGCCCGACTCCTGCCAGAGGTCGAAGGCGACATCGGGGTGGATGACTCCGAGGTAGTACCCGTTGAAGCCCGGAACGTTGTTGCGCTTCAGCGCAGCGACGTTGTAGCGGACATCGAAGGCACGCATGGTGTCGTTGGGGGTGATGGACGAACGTCCACCGGGGGTGACACCCGTCGCACCGGCTGAGTACGAGACGTTGGTGCCCGCCTGCAACTGCAACTTGGCGAGCTCGTCAATCGAGCGACCAGCGTTGTAGCCGACGGTGTTGGCCTGCACCTCGTCGATGGAGACGAAGGACTGACCGCGAACCGCAGCGGTGGTGATCGTGCCGTTACCGTACTCGTAGATGGTCAAGGTGACCTGCGAGGACGTGAGCGCGACGGGGGTGATGTCGGTCGATTCGTTCAGCGCGGTCGTGGCGAGAGCCATGTCGTTCTGAACGTTGAACACGACGCTCGAACCCGGCATCGACTGGTTGGTCGGCTTGATGTCGGCGAACTGGTCGTAGTACAACTCCGGGCGGAGCGCGTAGTACGCCAGCATGTCGTAGGCCGTCTGAACGTAGTCAACGGTCCCTGTGGTGGTATATGCCATGTTCTAAGGGCCTCCTAGCCCCGGTTTAGTATTCGGGCAATACTCCGATGAGACCCTCGCGGCTACGAAACCCCGGCTGACCAGCGACGGAACGGACGATGTCGAGAACTTCCTCGGGGGACTTCGCGTTCCTCATCGCCACGGCAGCGTCGATGTCGTTGGACCCGGCGGGCGCTCCGCCACCTGCGTTGAGAATCTGCCTTTGAGCCTGCAGCTCTTGGTCGCTCGGACCTTGGGACTGGGGCTGAGCACCGACGATTCCGAACTTCTCCGCGTACGCCTTGATGGCGTCTGCGTCGAGCGGGCCGTCGTAACTCTGAAAGACGAGTTCCCTGGCGGGGTGATCGGGGATGCCTGCACGTTCAATCGCCACCTGTCGTTCCATCTGCGCCTTAGCGGCGTTGGCGGCCTCTAGGTCCCGCTGAGCCTTGCGACCCTGGCGGAGAAGCGCCTGGACTTCGGGTGAGAGATTCTGGTGTTCCGCTTCCAACTGCGTGTCATCATCTTGCATTGACATTTGGTTCTCCTTCAAGTACACGTTCACACCGGAGAGTGTGTTCGGGGCAGCCGAATTGGCCTATTCAACAAAGCGGCGATGAATGAGTCGTGGTCCCGCTCGGACACTGGTCACTCCTTAGGTCGATCTTCGACGCCAAGGGCGATTGCTTCAGTGACATGAGTGTAACTACACCGATGTAGTATGTCAAGGACCTTAAGATGAACCGAACCCGACGCCACTGACTCCGCTCTGTCCGGCGGCGAGTCCACCACCACCAGCCGAGGATGCCGAGCGCGTCTGAGCGGCACGCTGGACGGCTTGGAGTGATTGAGCGTTTCCTTGGGCCGCACCGAGAAGTTGATCCTGCGTGACGACCCCTGGCCCGGTGGCGGAGGTTCCAAGTTGCGCCTGCTCAAAGCCGGTCTGGGCCATCTGTGAGATGGAGGACAGCCCACCGCCCACGTTGGAGTTGAAGAAGCTGGAGGCTTGGGTGGGGTTGAGCGCGTTCTGCCCGTTGTTGGAGAGGAAGGCTTGCAACGCCATCGCCTTGCTTTGTCCAATCTCCCCGAAGCCCGACGCATTGCCCGTCGCGCCCATGATACCGGCGTTCATCTGGTTCTGAATATCCAGCGTGTTGAGAGTCTTGTCAGGGGTGAGGAAGTAACTAAGCAACTGGCCCGGCGTAACACCGCTGACGTAGCCGTAGTTCTGCATCTCCTTGATGGCGGCCTGCCCCTGGGGGGACTTGAGCATTGAGGCGGCGCTGGCATATTCCTGTGTAAGGCGCTGGCTCATCTCATTGGTGGACACGTCCCCGGCCCATGCCTGACCAATCATCTCGTTAGACAACGCACCCGGCACCAGGCCCGCCGTCGTGGCGTAAGCATCCAGTTGGGCGCGATACGCCATGTAACCAGCGATGCCCGCGCCGGTGTTCGGGTCGGTATTGGTGTAGCCGTTCTTGATGCGCTCGTTGTAGCCGGGCATCAGAGCATCGAAGCCCGGAGCGGTGTTGATGGTGTCGGCGATTGTGGTGGTGATGTCGGACGCACCCATACCCTGACCAGCGAGTTTGTGGACTTGCTGGTTAATCCACGGGGCGAGGGAGCCTAGGCCGACCGACGAGGCCCACGCATTGATTGATGAGTCGAGGGCGGCGTTAGAGGTGGTGGGGGTAGCCGGGGAAGAAGGAGGTGCCTGCTTGGGTGGCGCGGGGACAGGGTTACCGAGATTTGGCTTTCCACCCGGGTCACCAGCGGTAGAGGGTGCTTGTGTGACATCTGTGGACCCTTCGCGGTGGAAGAACTGGTCGCTCATCAACTACCTCCGAACCCGAACGCCTTATTCAACCCCGTCACCACGGCAGTACCCATCTGTGCGGCGGTGTTCGACTTCTGCCAGTCAGGGAGAGTCACCAACTTCTGCTGGACTTGGTCGAGGGTCAAGGCGGTTTTCTGTCCCGTCTTGGCGTCAGGGGTGGCGATGACCCAGTTCCACTTGGGATCGGTGAAGTTGATGCTTCCCGGTGAGACCCCCATCTGGTTCGAGATGAGTTGGGCGTAGGGGGCGACGTAGTCCTGAGGGGTCGTCCCCGCATTGATGGCGGCGGCGAGGCTCGGGTACAACTTGGAGGCTTGGTCCTTCATCTGGTTGGTGAACTGGGTGACCGCACCGTTGATGAGGTTGGATGACCCGAAACTGGACCCCGACCCGGTGTAGTTCTGCAACGCCGACTGGACCTGACTCATCAAGTCCTTGTTGGAGATGAGCGAGGCATTGGGGTTGTCGGGGTTGTACATCAGATACTGCTGGGCAACGGCTTGGAACTTGTTATACAACTGCGAGGAGATGCCGTAGAGGTCGTTGGGGTTCGTCCCACCTTGGGTGGACTGGTCGAACTGGCTCTGTCCCGTGGGGAGAGCAGAGAAGTCCTGTTGTTTGGTGGAGAGGGAACCGTTGGCCTTGTTGCCCGTGTTGGTGATGGTGTCGATGATGGCTTGGTCCAGCCACTCGGGAGCGGTGCCGGACTGTGAACCGAGGGAGCCGGACTGCACGAAGGTGTTGGCGGCGTAGACGTGGGCGATCTGCTGGAGTTCCTGCGGGGTCAACTTCACACCGATTTGGTTGGCGTCGGCCAGCACCTTGTTCTGCGCGTCTTTCAGAGCTTGCTGGGCCTGAGCGGGGTCGGTCGATTGGACCTGCTCCCACGCCCGCTGGTTGGCGTTGGTCTGTTTCCACCAGTCAGTATTTTGGACGGCGGTCTCAAAGAGGTTTTTCGAGGCGGCGGAGGAGGGGTCCTGGGTCATCGACGCCCAGATGAGGATGCCGTTCAACTGGGGAATCTTCTGCGCCCACCCGACCTGATAGCCGAAGTCCTGACTCATGCGCTGGTTGACCTGCGCTTGGAGGTTGGGGTCGGTCAGATACTGCGAGATGGAGTGCTCGGCGTTACCCAGTTCATTGGGGGGGATGGCGGAAAGGTCGTAGCCGTGGAAGTTCTTGGGGTCAACCCCCGCTTCAGGGGGGAGGAACGTCGTCGGAGGGATAGTGGCGGTCGATGCGGTCGATGCGGTCGAGGTGGTTGATGTTGACGTAGTGCCTCCTTGAACTGTAAGGAAATGCTGTAACCCACCGTACCCTGTGCCATCTGATTTCCCGTTGTTCCACGGAGAACCGACGATGGCTTGGGCTATCTGAGTTGGGTCGGTAGAAGTCTTAAATGCGGTGACGATGGACGGGTAACTGGACTGAAGCAGGGATGCGGTGTAGGCAATTCCTTGGGCCATATCACCTGATTTCCCAGCGGCCTGCGCTTCGGGGGTTTGGACGCCGAGGGGATTGCCCTTGTTTTGCTCGAAGGTCTGGAGACCACCACCCTGTTCATTCTCCAGCCACGTCTGAAATGCGGCTGTGGTGGTGGCGTTGACCGGCGCTCCAATACCTTTGAGAACGCCGTCAATGAATGCGGATGCGTCAGACATCACTTCACCCCGGTACTAGCGACGGAGGGTGCCACGCCAGAACTCGACGCCGTCCCCGCGACTGACGTGGGAACGGGGCCGGAGAAGGTGTCGGAGGTGGATTGGCCGTACATGAGGGGAGCGCCGGTGAGCATCTGGTTCAACTCGTTCCCCCAACTCGCGGAGTTGGCGGCGTAGTACCCCACGGGGTCAGCCTGCTTGGCGGCGGCGGAGGCTTCAGCGGCTGCGTCGGGGGTGGTGACCTTGGTCGTTATCGCGTCGTTGTTGACCTGAGACTGCAACGCCGTGATCTGGTTGTTGACCTCGGCGGCCACTTGGTCACCAAAGTTCGACAGATGCGTTCCCTCAGCCGTGCCGAAGGGGGAGCCGGACGCGATGGAGGAGATGGCCTTGGACCACGAGTTGCCGTTGGTCTCGTAGGCGTTTTGCAGAAGGGCGGAGATGGCGGCGTGCTGAACTGCCAGCGGAGCCAGACCCGGAGTGGTCATGTTTGGCTTGATGAGGCCCGGTATCAACTTCTTCGCTTCGACCCAATCCTGCGGTGAGAGGGCGAACATTCCACCGTGGGTATTGGTTGAGCCGGTGACATTCGCCGGGGCGTACGGCATGGTGTTGTGGACGAGAGGAGCGTAAGTTGGAGCGGTGTGCGTGGTGTCCCTGAAGTCTTGTTGCTGGCCTCCGTATAGGTAACCACCAGTAGCGGCGTTGACAACGTCGTACAGGGATTGCTTTATATCCTGGGTCACTCCAGGGGGATTATTCACCTGTTGAGTCCCTGTTTGTTTCGGCAAGACATCCGCCCCCACCAAGTTCCCGCCTTGGTATCGGAAAGCATCGCCCGCCGGTAGTGCACTACCGGCAGTAGGGGTACCGGGCGAGACGGGGGTGGCGGGGTTGAGCACCGATCCATTCACCGGGCCCTGCACCGTCCCCGCACCGGGGAGTTTCGTCCCGGTGACGGCGGCTTGGTAGGCGGAGATGACCGAGTCGAGACCATTGGCCCCGAGTTGGTTCAACGCTGATTCCTGAGCGTGGGCTTGGGTTATCTGGGCCTGAGCCTCCGCACGCGGTGCGGAGCCGTAGGTGGTCTCCTGGCCTTGAATCTGGTCGATGAAGGACTGAATTTGCTTCTGGTCCGGGGCGTAACCCAAGGCTTGGTCGAAGGCATTGGTGAGTTGCGCGGCCAGCGTGGTCGGGTTGGTCTGGGTGATGGTGAGAGGGGCGGAGAGGTTCTTGGTCGCTGCTGTTATCTGGCTGGAGATGGTGTTCTGAATCGCGTTCGTGCCCGAGGAGGACGCGACTTGGTTGGAAATCCACGTCTTGGCGTCGGTCCCCTGTTGCTGGGCGAGGCCGATCAACCCCTTCCACGCTGAAAGAGCGGTGGAGTTGTTGAGACCATTCGCGTCAGAGGCGGCGAGTTGGCCGGTATTGACCAACTCCTGCTGGATGGTCTGCTTCTCCTGCTGGGGGAGGGACACGTACCATGCGAGGTCGTAGGCGGAGATGTTCAACTTGCCGTTGGTGACGTACAACTGCTGTTCTGTTGAGGTGGTGATGTTGAAGTCTTGGAAGAACTGGGCGGGCGACATCGAGAGTACGGACTGCTGGGTCACTGGCTCAGTGGGGGTCTGTGGGAAACTTCCACCAGTACCCGCCGTGGACGCGGGGACGGTCGTCGTGGTAGTAGGAGAATTGGGGGCGGGGAGGTTGACCGTCATCGGTGCGGTGGTGGTCGTAGTAGGTGCGGTGGTGGCGGGAGCGGTCGTCGTGGTGGTGGGGGTGGTCCCCGTCGAACCGCTGGCTCCGAAGACTGGGGTTGAGGGTGGGTTTGCCATTAGCCTGCCTGATTCCATGACTGCGCCGTGAACTGTCCGGGCGTGGCGCTATAAGGGACATTACTCGCCACCGAGCTCGGAACTGGTATCGAGACGAACAGCCCCGTAACGACATTGGTCATTGTCGGATCGTTCGCCACCACTGAGTAGAGGAACTGCTTCCACGCATCGGTTATCTGCGTCTGCTCCGAAGTGAAGCCCGAGGCGTTCTGCAACTGAGTCATGTAGTTGTCGTAGCCCTTGATGAGGTTACGGGTGTTGTCGGCAATCTGGGTCTTGGGGGCGTCGGGGGAGTTGAGGAGACTGCGCATCTCGGTGAGAGCGGCACCTCTATTTTGGCCCGACATGTCCTTTTGCCACTGGTCCCACCACACGGGGTTCTTCATCGCGTAGTTGCCGAGCGTCCCATTGGCTGGAGTGTTGCCCGGCTGACCGTTCCCCCAGAACGCTTGCTCGGCGGCGTACTTGGCCGAACCTGAGAGGTTCTTAATCTGCGCTTCGTATTGGGGCATCCACTTGCCGAGGACGATTGCGTTGCCCGCATTGGCGTACAACTGGGCGATGTACCCCGACAGGTCGTTGTTGCTGGTGTCACCAGGGGTGTACTTCTGACGCAGACCTTGGGCGATCTGCTCGTTGTAGACGTTCGCGTTATACGTCGAGTCGATGTTCATGGGCATCATCATCAGACCGGCGGCGGGGTATTTCCTCAGCATCGAACGGTTGTCGATGATCCACTGTTCTGCCTGCACCGACGCGGGGACCGAGCCGGTGGGCGAGTACGACTGGAACACCGTGAAGGGGGAGGCGTCGGGGTTGTTGGCGATGAACTCCTGTATCCCCTTCGACACCGAGCCGGTCTGCTTGATGTCGTAGGCGACGGCAGCATTGAAGATGTTGTACTCAGAGTTGGTGAGTTCCGGCGAGACGGGGGTGGCCATTCCGACCAGGGCCTTCATCACGTACATGATGCGCGTCTGGTTCCTCACGCGGTCGAGGAACGACTGCATCGCCATCGGGTCGGTGACGGCCAAGGTGGGGTCGGGGAGTTGGTGGTTGTAGTCCATCGTCACCAGGACTTGCATCATGGTCGAGTTGAAGGAGCGTGAGTTAAACGTCGGCTCGGCAGCGGTGACCAGACGCTGGAGAATAGTGTTGGGAATCATCTGGGTGAGTATCGACTCGTTGGCGGTGGGGCCGAGGATGGCGTTGGTCGCCACGGCCATGTCGGCCTTCAACTGAGGGGAGAGGGTCTCGGGGAACATACTGTTAATCGCCGAGAGCGGGATGGCGACGACGGGACCGAGGTTCACCCTCACCCCATCGGAGAGCGGGAAGATGACGCTGGACGAGGAGAGGTTCCACCCCATCCCGACGGGCGACGCTCCTTCGACCGGAGCACCGATGGCGGACAAGACGTTAGCCACTCCTGCGGTCATGAACCCCGTCCCCGGCACGACGAGGTAGCCGTTGCCGTTGGGGCCAGTGAACACTTGGCCGACGTTGTGCATGTTGGAGATCATCAACTGGTACTTGCGAAACGCCGCCGGGTCCTCCGCCAGCAAGCGCCCCATCCTGCGATACGCCTGCTCCTGAGCGAAGTAGAACGGTGCCCAGTTCCTGAACGTCGTCGTCCACTGGGTGCGGTCGGTGAGGTTGTGGACATTGCGCGTGACGTTGTAGGCGGTGCGGTTCATCGCTGTGACCCACGCCTCGTCCTCGTTCATCACCCCTGAATCGACGGCCTTCTCCAACATTGCGTACTGCTTCTTGAACTCGGTGAAGGCAATGGGCTGGCGCGACATGAAGTTGACCATCGGATTCAGAACCTTGCGAAAGCCCACGTCCGCAATGCGCTGGATGGTTGACGTACCGGCAGGCAGTAGTTCGCGCCCCTTGACCAGGGAGGGTCGGCTCTCTTCGGCGATGGCGTCCAACTCGTCGAGAGCGACCCCTTCGCCCTTGGAGATGTGGTCGAGTAGGTCGGTGTTGACGACCCGATCCACCCCACCCCTCGTCACCCCTCGCAGACACTGGACGATGGTCGCGGCCCACTCGTCGAAGTTATCCACCCCCTGCTTGGGGCCATCGGGGAACATCGAGACCTTGGGGGTCATCGTGGACGACTCTCTCAACATCCGACCGCGCTGGTCCTCGGGGAGGTTGCGTAGGTAGTGCGCGACGGTCTGGGTGGCGTTCTGGGTGGCCTCGTCAAGAGACTTACCCGCCCGTAAATCTTGGCTCATCAGGTGCGCGGCCATTTGACCGGCGGGGTCGTTGGCGTACTCCTTCAAGGCGGCCTGCCACGCGGGAAGGTGTTGCTTGGACTCAACCCCGAACTTGGCGAAGGTGCTGCCCTTCTTCATCGGCGCGTCGAACGCGGCCCGACGCATCAGACTCAAGGACTTCTCCTCACGCGAGAGAATCTCCTCGGAATAGTTGTGCCCGGAGTTGATGGCGGGGTCCACGAACTGACCACCCAGGTACTCGATGTAACGAGAGGCGAGAGTGGCGTCTTTCATGTCCCCGCCCGTCAGACGGTAGGCGAGGCCGAGGATGGCGGAAACCTCCCCGTTGGCCTCGTGCTTCAGGGACGCTTGGCGCAATTTGTCCACCGCTTCGATGTCCCCACCCTTGGCCTCTAGTTTCTGTGCGGCTTCCCAGAGGCGGTCGGCGGCGGCGGACTCGGCGGCCTTCACCTCCACCCGTGCGCCGATCTTGGCGACATTGAGTTGGATGCCCGACCTGACCATGTTCGCGAACCCCAGTCGCAGGGAGTTGGGGATGAGTTCGGCCAGCGCGATGTGCATGGCGTAAGCGGGGGTGAGCAGGACGAGGGGCTTGAAGACTCCTTGGGTGGCCCAGTCGAAGGCGAAGTCGTCGATACTGCCGACCATCGAGTGGATGCTCGCTCCGGCCTTCTCCAAGGTCGTCCCGTTGGCGTAGGCGGCCCACTTCGCCAGAGTCTGTGAAGCGTGACGGGCGGTTCTAAGGTCGAGGAATTGGAGTTTGCCGGTCTGGTTCTTCAGTATCCCGGCCCCGTACTCCCAACTGGACTCGGCGTCGTGAACGATGGAGAGGTTCTTACCCTCGTCGTTCAACCCGTAGATGGCTTCGCGCCCGAACATCCCTCCCGCGAGGGCTTCGTCCAACGCTCGCCCGACCTTGCGCTGCATCAGCGGATCGGCGAAGAGCGAGAGATACTCCTCCTGTGTCTGGCCTCGGAACCCGGCCATGTTCATCAGAGTAGAGAGTTGCAGGTTGCGGTAAATCTGAATCTTGCCCGGCAGGTCGGCGTTGGCGTACTTGTCCGCAATCGCGGCGGCGGTCTGGCGGTTCTCGGTGAAGAGCGCCATCCTCGCGATTCCCGTGGTGCCGTCGTCGATGGAGGTAGGGTCAAACTCCTTCATGGAATACCCACGCGACACCTCGTCCCACGCGTCAGGGATACGGGCGGTGTTCTTATACATCTTCTGCAGGAGGCCGATGTCGGAGTTGCCCATCGCTTCGTGCAGGGCTTGGAAGGGAACGCGAGTGATCGCCAGAGAAGGGACTTGGCCGGAGAACACCATCTCGTTCGCCCTCACCGCATCCTTGAACACCTGACCCACCGCTTCGGGGGTGTCCGCTCTACCCAAGGCTCGCAGAAGGTTCTGTTGCTGGGCGAAGGGTCGATACGCGGGTGTTAGAGCAATCTCCCCGGCGGACTTATTGGCGATGTCTTGGAACGCCCGTCGGACCGAACCGTACTGGTCGTAGGCACGTTGCACATCCTCGGCTGTGGCGACCCCCGTCCCTCCGAAGTAGTCACCGAGTTTGCCTGCGGCCGCCGTAGCGGAGGCCCCGGATACTTCTCCGGCCACCCCGAGCAACTCCGTCCCCCCGACCTGCATGTCCGCGATACCGTCGATGAGACCGGAGGTCAACTTGAAGTCCAGCGACCCCTGCTTCAACTGGGGGATGACGTGTGACAATTCTGTCACAACATCTCGCCCGAAGGAGACCGGATTGTGGGTGTTGGGATCGACGTAGGTGTTGCCGTCGGTGGTCCTCTGCCACGAGTCATTGTAGGACAGCTGCCCTTCGAGCGCGGTGACGGCTTCGGCCCCCAGCACCCCGCCGTAGAAACCACCACCGAGGGTTCCCAGCACGGCCCCGGCGGCTATCCCCACCCCTTCACCGAGCGCGGCCAGCGCCCCGTGTCGCGCCTCCACGTCGTGCAGGTAGCGGTACTCGTGCTGGACGAACTGCATGGGCTTGTTCATCACGTTCAGAACTGGCGAGGCGGCTTGCAGGGTATCTTTTATCCCGACCGAGGCGTCGTGAGCGACCGGGGCGACGACCTTGGTGGAGAACCAGTTGAGCGCGTCGGTGATGGCTGATGGCTGAGACTCGGTGGACTGGGCGACGGCCTGCTGGGAGTTGGTGTCGGAGATGACCTGGGTACTCCTGGCGACGGCTTGGGCGTTGCCGGTCGGGTCTGAGGACGCCGAGGCGAGGTCCACCGTCAGACCGGGGGACTTGGAGAGTTCGGGGGCGGCTTTGAGGACCTGGGTGAGTTTCTGGTCCAGGGTGGGAGACGGTAGAGCGGGTGTGGTGGTCGGGGGGAGCATCGTCATTTGACTTATACCCCCGTTGTGTTTACACTACGGCCTATGAGAGAACTGCATTCCCAGGGAGTGGATGAGGACAAGGGCTGGCCGTTGCGCGTCGTGTGGATACTCGTGGCGATCGTATACGGCGGAACGCTCATCGGCTTCATCCATGCTCTGATCTGAGTCACATCGCCCCGCCCTGAGCACGGGCGGCCAAGTCCTTGATGGCGGAACTCGCGGTAGGGCTCTGCGCCATCGAGGTCAAGAGGTGAGCGAGCGTCCCCTGTTCGATGGTGCTCTGACGGGCGGCGGCGCCGATACCGCTCAACACCTCCGGCCCGCCTCCGGGTCCCATCGGCAGTCCGTGGGTGACGGGTTCGTTCGGTCGCTCGGTGGGGCGGGTGAGAGGTCCGTTGGAGAGCGGTGGGGCAATGGGCGGACCAAGGGGTGGAGATGGGGGGGCACCCCCCGGTCCCGCACCGGGTGAAGAGTTGCCCGGTGCGTCAGGTGGACCCATAGGTATCTGCTGTTGGGCGGCTCGCTGTTGGGCGGCTTCGCCGTAGTCCTGTCCGGGGACGGTCTGAGCAGTGGGTCGAGTGAGGTCCGAGCGGTTCGGCGTCAGTGAACGAGAGGCGCGGGCGTGGGGCACTAGTAGTCCAGGGCTCTCTTGAGCAGACCAAGTTGGTCAATGTAGGTGGTGCCGGGACGCCGCACGATGCTGACTAGCCCCTCATCGGTATCAGACATCGACTGTGACTCGGTCACTAGCACCCAGCGTGTGAGGACGAAGGGACCATCACTAAGATCCTGCCCGGAGTCCTCACGAATCTGCTCCACCTCAGACTGGTTGATGCCAAGCAACGCTTCGTTTGATTCGATGAACGCGGCGAGGGACTCGCGCCTACGCTTTACCAGTTCGTCCACTTCGGATGTCATCACTGCGCCATGGCGTTCGGAGGCGGTGCGGACATCGCCTGCTCAGAACCTGACTGTGCGGCGGGCTTGCGGAGATTACCCAGGATTTGAGCGAGTGCTCCTTGACCGGCGGGTGGGGTGGGGAGTCCTCCCTGGACTCCGGGGGCGGCGGCCATGCCCGGTTGTGCGCCGGGGGAAGCGGGCTGGGGTTGCATCGCCTGCTGAGCGGCTTGCTCCTTTTGCATCTCTTGGTGGACTTTGGTCAGCGCGTCCTCGGGATTCGTCTTGCCGTCCTGCAAGGCTTGGGCGAAGCGGGCCACGAACGTCGGGTCGATCTGACCTTGGGAAGCCTGCTGTTCGACCGAACTCATCATCGCTCGGCGGGCGTTGGAGATGTAGATGCGAGCGAGTTCCTCCTGCACGTCCTCCACGGCGGGGTCCATCTCCATGAACGTCTGGGGGGAGATGGTCTCCATCTGAAGTCTCTGGCCCATCGCGATGACGAAGGAGTTGGCGTCGGTGCCGGTCATGCCGTACTTGACGACGTTCTGGTCGTTGAAGAACACGTCGTTGGGGACGTAGTCTGTCTGGGTGACCTTACCGTTCTTGGGGATGTAGAAGGAGGTGGCCTTTGCCCCGAAGTACCCCTTCTGAATCGCTATCGCCCGACGGTTCTCCGCTTCCAGAGAGTCCTCGAATAACTCTTGGTGCTCCTGGACTGGCATATCAATGGCAGCTCCAAGGACTGCTTCACCTCTGCGAGCAGTTCGGATGTTCGTGGCCGACTCTCCTCCGAGTTCAGCAGGAAGTCCGCCAGCTAGACGACCCGTTCTCTCCAGCCGGTCCTGCATCTGAGAGGCTTGAATAGAGGGTTGGGTCTGGGTGGTCTGCAACATGCCGTTGCGAATCTCGCCGATCTGCCCCGTCAACCCGTCAGCGGGGACGATAATCTCCGCCACGCCCGGAGAGTTGGGGTGTGAGACCAGCCACTGCTCGGGGAAGATGCTCTGCTTGATGGCGATGTACTCCAGCGCCGCGAGTTTGCTGGCGTTGTGGTAGATGGGCAGCAACTGGTCGAACATCCCCTGCAACTTCGACAGTGAGATGCGACCGGGGTAGACCGTCAACGGCATCTGCGCCCGGTTCACCGTCCGGGCCAGCAGCACCACGGACTGCGTGCCGACGTTCTCGTAACTGGTGGCACCGAACTTGGGGGTGTTCGTCTCCCTCGCCTGACCCAGCGCGACGAGGACGGTCTCCTCGGCGTCGTTGTATTCGAGAATCTCGAACATCGTGTCGGGGTGAGCGTTGCGCCCCCGGTAGATGACCCCGGCCTGGGCGGGGTAGGACGCCTGCAACCAGGACAGGGGCTGTTGGTAGGCGTGGATGCAGTCCGAGGGTTCGATGTCGTTGATGTCGATGGTCGGCGAGGGGAAGACGCTCATCGGGTTGAGCACGCGCCAGTGGGGGATTTGGCGCTTGTCCAGGGGGTTGAGGCCCATGAACGAGATGGAGACGGGACTCGATGCGTAGCCCAGCAGATACCGCGCCCTTCGACGCAGGACCATGTCCATGCGGTTCATGTCCCAATAACTCAGGAGCGCCCGGCGCTTCTGGGCGGCGCGGTTGTCGTGCTCCTTCATCCCCGGACGTAGGGAGTCACAGACCACGTCGGGCATCGTCGAGGCGATACGCATCGCCAGTTGGTCGAGACCGGGGCCGAGGAGGTTGACGGCCATCGACTTCTCCTCCTGGTCCACTTCAGGCAGAGGGACGGCCACGTCCCCGTCATACTGCTTGGCGACCTGAGCCCAACGATTGAGGAGGGGACCGCGCTCACCCTGGCGCTGTCGGTACCATTGCTCGATCTGGAAGATGTCGATCATCAGTCTCCTAGGACGCTCTGCTCATTGTACGTCCTGATAGCCACGACGGACGGCCTTGTCGAACCGGCGTGGAGTTGGCGCGGTGAAGGTACTGCATCTGAAAGAGAGCGAACCAGCACGCCATCACGCAGTCGTCGGTCGAGGCTTGGGGATACCTCGTCACCTCATCGACCAGTTTCATCGCCAGCGCCCGGCCCTTGCCCACCCCCGGCGTCCTAGACACCTTTCCGGGCAGTCGGATGTTGCCATACTTGAACTTGGGGGCGATCATCTGCACCCCGAACTCCTCGGATGTCTTGTTGCGATACGTGTCGTGGGGGATTATCTGCACCTGGTTCTTCGCCTGCCACTTCAGGACGTGGTCGTACTTGAGCAGGAACCGCTGAGCTCCGTTCTGCTCGACTATCCAGTGCGAGATGGGGATGCCCAAATCCCGGCTCATCTGCTGCCAATCCTCCATCACCCCCGAGTAGGTGTGCGAGTTCTGGTTCCAGTCGAGGAAATCCGGCGCGTCCATGCCCTGCCTGAGCAGGTCGATGAGGAACCACTGGTCACTGGGTTCGTTATACAGCCACCACTGAATAGCCCAGTACCTGGTGGGAGAGGGGTCCACGGAGACTATCGAGTAACTCGGGGCCGAGAGGCCCTGGGGGACCTCCAACCTATCCCTCTCCTTGTCCCAACACCCCGGAAACCCCCCGGTCCCGGCGACCCAGGCGGGGTTCACCAGCGTCGCATCGGGCGACACGTCCTCCTGCTGGTAGACCTGGGCGAAGGTGTCGGGGCGGTTCTTCATCATCCCCGAGATTTCGCGCCAGGTTATCCGTCTCGGCGATAACAGGCACCCGTCGGGGTAGGCGGGCGCACTCCACTTGTGGGTCTCCTTGCCCTTGCAGAGTTCGTCGTAGTGGGCCTTGTAGATGATTTGGTGGTACTTGCGCTGCACCCCCTCGTCCTCTCTCAGAGAGACCCCCTCGGTGTCCTCGTCGTCCCCGTCCTCTATCTCGGCCACCTCCACGTCCAAGCAGTAGCGGTAGAGGTCGTTCGCCCCCATCCTCTGACCCTGGAGGATTAAGAGTCCCCCCGGCTCCAGACGGCGTTCGGCGTAGGTGTCCCACCAGTCGCGGTCCTTCTCGATGGCGTCGAGAGTACGGAGTCGGTTCGAGGTGACGAGGTCGTCCCAGATGCAGAAGTCGTAGCGACCGCCGATGAATTCCTGGTCGCGTCCGACGGCGGTCCACGTGGGTTCCTTGGAGGTGATGGCTCGCCCCCCGAACTGCTCGACGATGAAGGCGTCCTTGGTCCAGGCTTCGGCGTCCTGGGGCTTCATCCGCCCGAAGTCCCCCGAGATGGTCGCGACCGCATCAACCGCGACGCCCTTCTGCTTGTCCTCGTCGTCGGCCAGGATGGGGGCGGTCGCCTCCAACGCTCGACGGATCTGCGAGGTGTAGCGAGAGGCGAGTTTCGAGGTGGCACTCCCCACTAGTCCACGAATGGCCCGGTCGCGACACGTCAACCACAGGGGGATGGCGTAGGTGAAGGTGCTGGATTTACCCGCACCCGGCGCGACGTTGATGACGCAATACTCCTTATCAGGGGTTTTAAGAAGTTCGACGATCCTGTTGGCCGCGTCCACCTGCCACGGCAACCCGATCCTGCCCAGATACCGCTCCTGGAAGTACCCGAAATCCTCCAGCGCCCGTTGCGCCTCAGGGGGTAGGGCCGAGACCGCACGCGGGTCGGGCATCTCGCGGTTCGCCCGTGACGCCGTTCGGTACTGCACCCCATCGGGCTGTTTGGACTCGAAGCGTTTGGCGGAGGAGATGCCGATACTCGCCATCCGAGCCGCCTGGGTCATGTTCAACCCGTTGGCGCGCCCTTGCACGTACACCGTCCATTGCGCCTCAGTTATAATGGTCGCTCACCTCGTCTTTTGGTAAACCGTCAACGACTCTAGGCACCTATCCGCCTCGCGCAACCCCGCCAGGGCATCGTCGGGTACGATGACGTACACCCCGTCAGGGTCGTAGATGAGCGAATCCAGAATGGCACGTGCGGCCTCTAGAACGTCCTCACAGGCGTCGAACAAGTTCATGGGGGGATAGTACCACGGAGACGTTTTGGGCTATGGGTGCGAGTGAGAGAGTTACACATTTGTCCGACCCGTCTGGGCACACACCCGGTTGTGACGTTCTAGTGTACAGAGATCGCCGATAACACTCATCAACTTTACATAATCACCCTTATCGGCGAGCACACACACCATATGAACAGGGATTATGGTTATGACCATTAGTTATCATGCGTTTGGTTCCAGATAAGCGGGAGTTATGGACACTACGTCCATAAGCCACAAGAAACTGGGCAAAGTCTGCCTATGCGTTACTCCCCGCTTTGTTTCTCGTAGTTCCATTGGCTCCCACACACACTCTTGATTATCCTTGACAGATAACCTCGATCCACACTCACACTTGGACCACACTGCCCCAATAAATGATGTACTTACGATGTTCTCTTGTGTCTCTATCCATTGGTGCTGGTGACTATCGGCCCGGCGCGTCACTTGTGTTTCTCCTCGTAGTGTCTCGCCAAAATCCGCCTGGCGATCGATGACGCTGGCATCTCATTAAGGCTTGCGTCATCCTCGATAGCCTGCCGTAGTTCGGGCAACATCCGTATGACTAGTTGGGCCGTTCTTAGCCTTCTATCGTTCATTTCACCAGTGTATAACAAGCGATTACAAAATATTACGAATACCCTTGCGTATGTGTTCTATGCGTGATACAGTGTGTGCAAGGTAGTAACGATGAAAGGGTGAAACACAAAATGCTTACTTACGGAATGATTGCCGACAGGCTTAGCGATTTGGTCGCTGAACTGGAGGAATACAACAATGAGAAGGGCCCGGCGACATTGCGCGAGCGTAGCAACCTCTCACACGTCATCGATCAAATCGCGGTGATTCGCCAAGAGTGTGACAGGATTTCAGTGGGCCGGGCGTTTTTTGACAAGGCGTCGCTATGAGAGACAAGACCTACGAATCCTGGTGTCGTCTCGCGGGCTACGCGAGCAAGCGTGCGTACACCTGTGAGGGTATCGGCGCCACGGGCTGTGAGCGCGAGACTGTCGGGCAATTCTACAACGATGCTCACGCTCAGGCGAACGGGTGGAATGTGGACGGGCGGCCGATCTGTGAGCTGTGCATGAGCGAATGGAATGACGACATGAGCGTGTCGCTCGACATGCTCGACGAGATGACTTGGGGGGAGCCGGTGGTGACGAATTCTTTGTGCCTAGGTGGTGTCGAGTGGGACGCTGAGCCGAAGTATCTTGCCGAGATCGCCGGTGAACTGGCGAGCGAATTGGGCGTGACGCTCGGAGCAACGGTTATCTAGGCAGTAGGGCCGGATAACGGCCCCAAATCGCCCGGCGCCAGATCGGGAGGTTTGGGAGCGTTGTCAGGTAGACAAGGCTAGGAAAGGGCATGAAATGACCACCTTGGAAGAAGTTTTGGAATTGCACGACGTATTCGACAATGAGTCTGAAGTCACGGCTTTTTGGAACAATCAGCCGGGATACTGGGCCGATCAGGACGCCGGCGACGTTTTAGATGCTTTCTATGAGGCGTACGCCGGTGCGTGGGATAGCCCGGCGGACTTCGCGGAGCAACTCGCGGAGGACATAGGTGCGATTGATTGGGCCAATCTCTCATGGCCCATGACGTGCATCGATTGGGACCGCGCCGGGCGTGAATTGCTCATGGGTGACTACTGGGAGTCCAATGGCGTTTATTTCAGGGCTCTCTGATGCGTAGGGCCATCGGATACCCCCTAGCCATCGTCACGGCGTGGCTAGGGGGGGGGGGGGGGGGGTGGACTCACCAGCTTGATTCGCATTGGGCGTGGTATCAGGCCGGGCCCGGCGCGAACACTGACGACGCCCTAGCGGCTGGTGTGTTCGTTGTGTGTTGTGTTGTGTTGTAACGAGAGTAACGGAGGTTTAGAGATGGCATATCGCAAATTGCAGGCCGTGTACGGGGCCTATGGATGCGGCAACGAGAGGTGCCGTAGGTGTTACGAATGGGTCACGGTAATGACCAGAAAGGAGAGGGAACTAGCCAAGAAGTAGCATTAGCGCATCGTGAGACGCGCCCGGCGTTGGGAGTTACTGCCCTTTCGACCAGCGCCGGGCAGGTCCTACGAGACATATCCGAGTCAGAGGCGCGGTGATGCCACATTTCCGCGACTGCCCTGCCTGGATCGCGGAATTGATTTCTTAATCTGCCGGGACGCTAATAGCCTCCAGAGCAGCCGGATTGATCGGGCCAATAGCCACCGTTGTCCTTCTCGATGAAGTGCGCCATCGCCCACGCCTGCCAGAGCGGTTTAGTGTCTCCCATGTTGAGGGGCATGAACGGAGCTCGGAACTGGGCCCAGAGTTCGTTGCGCCAGCCTAAGCCTCCTGAGTAGATGGGGCCCTTGATGTTCCAGGCAGGTTCCTCGCAGTTGTGGACTTTGAGGACTTTGAGCCAGATGGACCAGGGGACTACAGGGTGGTGAATCGGTCGAACTATCTCCTTGCGAGGTTCTGGGGGCTTTCTAGCCCCGTTTGCGGCCACGCTGGTGAAACCGAACGACGAACAGATCAAAGCGATTGAAAAAGTGAGTCTGGTGAGCATTGCGCCTCCAGTGTCGAGGGATATTAGCCATGCAGGTGTGTCGCCACGGCCTCACCTCCTCCCGTACTCAAATCTCCACCCACACGATGCTCCTCTCGGACCCCATGATTCTAGGGGAGTTGGGTGGGGAGTTGGGTGGGTAACTGGTAGGCCAAATTGCGTTCGTTGGCCTTCATACGGTCGTATTCCCTGATTACGGCCTCTGCCTGGACGACGAGGAGCTGTGAGTTGGCGGCCCGGTTCTTCTTGACCTGGGTGTGATTCCTGGCCTCCAAGGTCCTACGCAGGTTGTTGATCGCGGCGTCGAGGCTCATCTTCCCTCTCTCACTGGGTCTGTCGGTCACGATGGGTCCTTGAATTCTTGGCACTCACAGAATGGTGGCGTGCTGTTGGCTCCGTATGGCCGGTAGGTGCACTCGGGGCGATGGTGATACTCCACATGCCCGCAGTTTGCGCAGTCCTTTAGATTGTCTGTGTTCCTCACTGGCCTTCCTCGCTTTCAATGAGTTGGCGCAACCAGTCGAAGTCGCCAGGGGCGAAGTTCTCTGCGTCCAAGTATTCGTGCATGGCGAAGGCGTAATCACCCCAGTCCGCCCAGCCCATAATTTCCCGGAGACAGCGCACCGCTCGGTCACGCTCGTCTCTCAGAGCGGCGATGACTTCATGCTGTTCTCGCATCCACTCGACGCAAAGTGCTGAGGAGTCGAACACTGCGCCAATGTCGTCGCGGTCCAATTCTGAAATAAGATACTTGACCCATAATTTTGCCAACGTCTTTGCCGCGTCCTTGACGACAACGGGAACGCCGTCCTCCGTCATTTCTGCGTTTGTCAGGTCGTTGGGCGAAATCAACTTGTCGATGAGTTCTCGGTCTATCTCATTCATGGGTATCTCCTTGGTCATAGTTTCCTCCCACACTTGGGGCAAAAGTCGCTCCAACTTTCACCGCCGTCAACGTCAATGAACCGAATGATTTCCTCGTTCCCCCATTCGCTATCGAACGAACAGATAGGCGGTGTTTTAGATTCGTCAGCCATCAGCCGCCCCCTTAGACCAGTCACGGGAGCGCAGGATGGCGTCGGACAATTCAAACATCTCCGGTGTTTCCTCTTTGCACTTCGAGCAATCGAAACCGTCACATGCCCAACAAATACCGTGTTCGCAGACGGCCAACTTGACTTCGATGCCAGAAACGGGGATGGCCTCAGCGTCGCGTTGCCAGTCTCGCCAATCCCTAAACTCCGGCGACTTCACCGCGAGCCACCGTGCGTCGTGCTTATTCTCGGCAAGAACGACTACCCAATCGCACCACCATTCAAGCAACTCGGGAGGGTACGAAGTCCCGGCGCGGTGCATCTCTCCTGAAATACATTCGTAGTGCCTCATCCCTCCCCCTTAGACCAGTCACGGGAGCGCAGGATGGCGATGGCGTGGTCAAGTCCTCGTTCGAGTCCATCGCCGTCTATCTCTCGGAATTGACTACCAAGACGCCGTGACTCGTTCTCGATTCTCAAAGACTCGTCCCCCAGCGCCGACACGATTCTCTCCACTGCTTCAGAGACGGCATTGCTCTTGATTTGGTCGATGAAAAGCGGACCTTCATTTTCCATCTTCGCCTCCTTCAATCCACGTCCCACCGGGTGTCGTGTTCTTAGCAAAATCGTCCATTGCAATCTGCTCGCGCAGTCTCTCAACCTCGTCTCGCAGTTTCGCGATCTCCGCGTCTTTGAGTTCTGCCATGCGGTGTATGTCGCAGGGCCAGCCGATGCCCCCGGCCAGGTAACCCTGTTTGCCATTGGGCAACGTGACTGGCCCAGTACTTTTGAGTTGCAGAGTCGAGCCACCAACTACGACGTGCGCCGCGTCCCAATACGCCTGGTCGTAGCCACCGGGGTATCCCGACCACTTCCACCAGTTGGCCTCTTCGAGCTGCGTCCCGTCGAAACCGTCAGCGGTCTCGAGGTTCCACCCCGGCTGAGGAGTCCACAGTGCCGGGATCACTTCGTCAACGCCTGAATCGCCGCGAACACCGGCTTCGGGGTGTACGGCCCAGCACCTGAGACTTGTCCGTAGAACAACCCAGCACTGGGGGCGTCACCGAGAGAGAACAGGATGATGACTTCAGGACCGAGTTCGTTGAACGCGTTGAGAAAGTCCGTCGTGTATTGCGCTTGCAGTTGCGGGGTCATCTCGGGGAACACGTCGGACGAGTTCGTGGTCACTGACGGCCAGCCAATCTCGGTAATCCACGTCGCGGCTGTCTCGCCGACGCTCTCTAAGAACGCCTGATATTCGAGGTATTGAATGTTCAGGTCCGGTCCCCAGAGATTCCCGTCGAGGTACGGACAGTTCGTCGGTCCGGGGTAGAGATGGATGCTGATGATGTCCTTGAGTGAATGTGGCGTCACTGAGTTCTTGTAGAGACCCGCAAGCCAGTTCCAGCCCGAGCCGCCTTGATTGATGTTCGCGACCGGACCCAGGTGAACGACGCAACTCGGGTCAGCCGCCTTCATCGCGGGGTAGCACAGCGACAGAATCTCCATGTAGAGAGCGGGGTTCATCAACAGCGCAATCCCTGAACCGTATTGATACCTGTCAAGTTCGTTCCCGATTTCCCAATGCAGTCCGGGGCACCGTGCGACGAGCCACGACATCGCGTCCGCGAACTGTTGCGGGGTGCAAGGGTAGTTCGTGTTGTAGCCCGAGTTCGGAACGTTGCCCGAGAGACCTGGCGAGTACGTCGGAGCCCACGCTCCACTGACGACAAGAATCAACTCAAGTCCGTACTGCGCGCACTCGGCTTTGAGCGCGTTGATTTTCACCGCCGCTTGCGGGTCGAAAGACTGAGACGCGGCTAACGCTCCGAACGTCGCCGTGAACGCGGCGGCTGACTGCGGGCAATTCTGAAGTTCAGTCGTCGAACCGGGGTTGTTGAAATAGAGAACGTATCCGAGTGACGACTCATTCGCCTTGACCCACGACGCCGCCGCTTCAATCCAAGCCGGGTCGTCGCCCGAGCCGTAGTTCGTCGTCGGCCACAGCCCGAATTCAGGGATTGAGAACGGCTTGCCTTGAGACTGAGCGAACGCGAGTCCTGGCGCTAACGACTCAGCAATCACCGTCCAGCCCGCCGCGCCCGGTTGACCTCCCTGATTCTCGTACACGTCAGCCGAGACGTAGTCAACGTATTCAGCCCCCGGCCACGCGCCTTGAGTGATGGGGTCGTATCCGTTGCACGAGACGCCACCGTTCCAATCGAATTGAAATTCTGACGAGACCGCACGAGCGCACTTCACGAGGTCGATGAACGCCGCCTTGTGTTGAGCCGCGAGCGCCGGTCCGCTCCACGGATACCAGCCGCTTCCGTACAACTCCCAGCCGATTCGCAAAATGCAATCGGGACGAACTGACGCAATCGCCGTGAACACTTCCGTGAACAGCGAGTCCCAGACTCCATTGCCGACATCCGCGAGCGTCATCAGCGTCGGCGTCGGTGTCGCGGGGTTGAGTCCTTGCGTCGGACCTGACGGGCTTGTCGTCTGTCCAGTCCCCGAAGCGCCCGGTGTGCCAACGACTGGCCCAATCAACATCGGAATCGACATGATTGCTTTCCCAGCGCCAGCGCATTGTTCGATGTACCAACTGTTCGCCATGCCACTCGCCCATGAGTGCGTCGAGTCAAGGAATTGAAGTTGAATCTCACGATTCGACAATCCGAGATACGTCTCGTTGTC